CCGTGAGGTTATTGCCACTGATCGACTCGACAAGCATCCGCTCTGAGTTGATGGTGATGACCTCGCCCGCCAAGACGAGCGAGCCTGTGTTCACCGCCACAGTTACGATGCTGCTGTCCGCCGCCAGCGTTCCGGAGGTGTTCGCGGTCGTATCCAGCAGCGCCTTCGCCGAGACGAACATGGCCTCACTGCCAACGAGAATCGTATCGCCGATCCCGATGAGACTTGAATCGGTCACATCCAGCGCGGTCTCGGCGCCATCGTCGGCCTCGGCCAACGCGCCTGCAGCCTTCGTAGTCTCGCTATACCCCCACCTGCCGGCCACGCTGATCGAGCGCTGGGGCGTGTCGCCACCGGAGAAGGCAGCGGACGAGGATAGGTCGATCTCAATCCGCGTGTAGGGCGGGCCGAGGTTGTTGGGCTCCAGGAAATAGTCGGCGGCGGCAATCGTCACGGGGGTCGTGTCCTGCGCCTGCGCCAGCAGCGTCGTGACGGCGAGCAGATCCTCGTCCTCAAGGAGAAGGACCTGGCCGGTGTAGTATTGCGAGCTGCGAAAGCCCTTGCGCTGTGGCCAGCGATAGAGCTTCGTCGCCGTCTCAGGGATGAAGCGGCGGTTCAGCATGACCTCGATATCCTCGCTGGCGGCCTCGATGTAGGAATCGATCAGGGCATCGTACTCGGCACCGACGAGACCGACGGCACTTTTCACGCTTTCTCGCGTGGTATACCAGCGTTGGGCTGTGCTTCCGTATCTCGACACCGGTCAACCTCGCGCTTTCTGAGATTGGCCCAGCGCCGACCCAGGGACGGCAACGGTATCCCTAGGTCAAGCGTTGGCCTCCGGTCCAGCGATACCCGCAGAACTTGCAGAAGCGGATGCCGTTGTTCGCGGGGAGCGCGCTGGATGTGACTTCTAGCGGCGTCCCGTCATTCGGGCAGGCGTCTGGGGGCGAGCGGTTATAGTTCGCCTTCAACGTCGCCGCTTCATCGTTGATGCTCTTCAAAGTCCACCAGGACATTTGCCTTCTCTCCTCAGAGCCGGGGGCGAACCTGTGCTCGTCCCCGGGTGCTCAGCAGGGAAGCTGGATTAGCGGACCACCGTCAACTGATGCTCGTTCCAGGTTGCGCCGAGCTGCACGCTGGAGGCCGTGGCAAGGGCGTCAACGGCGGTGATGGCGAGCGAACACCCTGGCGGCACAAGCAGCTTGCCGTCCACTGGGGCGCTGAAGGCTTCGCCAGGCAGCGCCGTCGAGATGTTGGCGTTCGGCGTACCAAAGGGTCGCCAGCCGCCGGCGATGACTGTCGTGGCCAGGGCGGGCACAACGCGAGAGCCAGCCACCGGCGTGTACGGTTCGCGGCCGCTGTGACTACCAATCACGTAGGCGGCGAGCGTTGGCGCCGCTTTCGGTGCAGTGACCTCCGCCCAGAGGCTCAGGTTGTGCAGCACGGCCGTGCCGAGCAGGTGGAAGAGGAAGAGGTCCAGGACCTCCATGACCATCCCGGACTGCGGCTGATTGTAGAGCTCCAGGATGCAGAGTGTCGTCGGGATGACGACAAGCGGCGTGCCTGCCGCACCGGTCACGCTCCAGACACCGCCCGCCCGCGTGATCTCGGTGTACTTCGCGGATCGGCCATTAGCGATGAACAGGTCGTGATCTTCGCTCGCCTCAAGCTCCGCGTCGCGGCGCCGGCCGGGGCCAGCAAATGCCTGTGCTATCAGTTTGAAGTCCATGTCAATTCCTTTCTCCCCGCTTGCGTTTAGGCGGGGGCTAAGCTCCGATGGCTAATGCGACTAACTCGCGGAGCTGTGTTACCTGCATAAGCAGAGCCTGGAGAACATAAAGCGTCTCGTCCTCCAGTGTTGGCAGCGTCCAGACATTGGCGTCCCAGCGGTAGATATCCCCCGTGTCCGTCTCCATGAAGCTGGACCCGGCAGGCAGGTCAGCCGCAGTGATCGTCGAGCCGTCGGCCTGCAACCCGATGTACGGCTTCTCGTCGGTCGAGAGCCCGAGCCAGCGCTTGATAGAGCCTTCGAGTCGCACTGTCATCGGTTAGGCCGCCGCCTCAACATAGGCTCCCGGCTCCAGCGGGATGTAGAACAGGGTCCAGAGAATCTCGCCGGTGTCGGCACCGGTCTGAGTGCTCTCAATGGTCAGGGAGCCAAGGGCGCCGTTGCCGAGACCGAAGATCATGGGCTTAAATGGCGTGTTCGCGAGTTGGCCGACTTTCAAGGTCGGCGCATCAGCACCGTTGACAACCTCACCGGCATCACCCTGGAGCATGTAGATTTCGCCGACCGCGTCGGACGTGATGGTCGTGGCGGCGCAGAGGTCGATGCTTGACGTCTTCTCGTTGAGCTTGACGGTCGAAGCACCACCGTCCATGACAGTTGTGACCTCGCCATAGATCAGGGTGAGGAGCACCTGGCCGACGACAGTAAACAGGTCGTCATCAGCCGTGAGAACGCCGGCCTTCTGGACGCGAAAGCCCAAGTGGAGCGCGGTATAGATGTCCTTGTCTTGAGCGCCTGGGTTAAACGGCATGTGCTTTCTCCTCTATCCGCGCCGTTAGGCGTTAGCCGCGCCAGGCCGGAGCATGTTCGACAGGTTCGCCGGGGTCCGCGGGTGCGCCAGCCCGACCTTGATGTAGAAGAACGCTCCGAGGTGGGCGTTGTTGCTCAGGTCAGCCTCGTTGACGCTGATGTGCGAGTAGCCAGCATCCAGCGCCGACGCGGGAACGTGGATGACGTAGATGTTTTGGAGCTGCGCCGTGTCCGCGACGGCGGTCATGATCGCCGCAGCCGTCTGGGTCGTCTTGACCCAGGTCTCGTCGCCGTCGAGCGTCGCCTCCGACTTGCGATAGATCGTGTCGATGGTCGCGAGGTCGGCGGTGGTGCCGCCGGTGTAGGCGGTGTGCTGCTGCAGCGAGGGCACCGGGTCGTCGCCGTCCGTGCCAACGGCGTAGAGGAGAACGATGTCGATGCCCGAGCATCCCTCCATGCTCACGCGCTTGCCGGTGGCGCCAGCGGTCGAGAGGTCCACTGGAACGAGGGCGATGCCAATGTCGTAAAGCCGTCCGAGTCCTAACATTTCCTTTGCCTCCTCCTCAGGGGTTTCAATGCCCGAGGCTGATTGGCCTGAGCGAGGGGTTTATTGCTCGCTCAGGCTGTGCCTGATTATGACCTCGTCGCCACTGCCACGAAGGGGGACAGCGTCGTTGTACCGTTGCGCGGCGTGAGCGCCGTCTGCAGCCACGGCCGACCGTCCACACGCTCGATGAAGCGGTAGACGGTCTGGTCGTTCTGGAACTTGAAGTGCGGCGAACTCGACGCCGTGATCACCATGCGGTCGCCGATCAGGTAGTAGCTGCAGGCGCAGAGCATGATGTCACCGACCGTCCCCAGTGTCGGGACTTTCTCGGTGAAGATCACCGGGTGCCCGAGGATCGTCATGGGCGGACCCACTTGGCCGTTGTTGAGCCAGATGGCGGACCCGCCGGTGCCAACGTTCAGGGCCATCGTCGCGAGCTGTGGGAAGGTGTTGATGTTCGCGATCCAGCAGGCGTTTGCATGGGCCGANGGCAGCAGGCGAGCATACGCCTTGACGAGGTTCTGCCAGACGATGGTGGCCGCTGTCTGGCCCGTCTCCTTTGCGACGCTGACGAGGACGGGGGCGTTGACGATGCCAAGAGGCTCACCGGCGCCGGTGCCGGTCAGGAAGGCCACATCCTCGAAGTACGCGATGGCTTCGGGGCCAGCGGTGTTCAGGAATGCTTCGAGGCTCGCGATGCTGTCGGCGATGAGCTCGTTCGGGACCTCGGTGTAGAGGGTGAGCTTCTTCGCCTCCAGCAGCACTCGCCCGAAGGCGGGCTGCGACTCGGTGAGCGCCGCCGACTCCTGCGTCCAGTAGCCGACCATCCCGCCATAGACCGATGTTGCGTGGCTGATATCGTCGATGATCGGGAACGGCACTGTGAGCGAGTCCATCGGGATGACCCGGGCCCGCTGGCGCACGATGCCCGACTCAAGCGAGAGCCGCAGGAGCTCGGCGCGCAGGACCTCCGGGATCAGGAAGCCGCCGTCGGCGCCGACGAGACTGGACAGGTCGTTCTTGATCTTCAGGCGCTCGTCGCGGCCGTTGTCCCGGATGGTCTGGTGCCAGATCGTCCGGGCGAAATCGCCCATGCCGGTGAAGCGGCCGTCGAGCTCGGACCCCAGGGCAACGGCGCTGGTCGGG